TAGACGATTTGAGTTTAAGAGAGTTTTCAGATGGAGTAGTTTGTGTTATTGTAGACGAAGTCCATCAAGCAAAAGCAGATGTTTTAAAAGACATGCTTACTAAGGAATTTGCACATATTCCTTTACGTTGGGGACTTACTGGAACTATACCAAAAGAAGATCATGCTAAAGCAAGTTTACAAGCATGTCTTGGAGAAGTTACAAATAAATTAAGTGCAAGCGAATTACAAGACATGGGAGTTTTAAGTAACTGTCACGTTAATGTAGTTCAACTAAAAGAAACGGCGGTATACAATAATTATCAAAGTGAGTTAACTTACTTAACTACAGATAAAGAACGTATGAAGTATCTCAGTAGTTTTATTCAAACAGTTGCTGAAACAGGTAATACACTTGTATTAGTAGATAGAATTAAAGCAGGAGAAATAATTGCAGAAAATATACCAGATGTTACTTTTGTTAAAGGTGCTATGAAAGTCACCGACAGAAAGGACGCATATGATGAGATTAATGAAGCAACTAATAGCATCACTGTCGCAACCTACGGTGTGGCTGCCGTTGGTATTAATATTCCACGTATATTTAACCTTATACTTCTTGAACCTGGGAAGTCGTTTGTTAGAGTTATCCAGTCAATAGGACGTGGAGTTCGTAAAGCCGAAGATAAAGATTTTGTTCAAATTTGGGATGTGACAAGCACAGCCAAGTTCAGCAAAAAGCATCTTACAGAACGTAAGAAATTTTACAAAGAAGCTAATTATCCTTTTACTATTGAGAAGACTGATTGGCGTTAAGAGAGAAATATAAATGAAAATATTAACCGTAGAAAACAAGACCTACGATTTGGATGAGATACCCGAGACTATTGACGATTTAAGATATGGTATTCTTGATTATACAAATCCAAGCAACGTAGATTATTATTTTATTCCACTAGTGTTTTTAGAAAGCTTCTATGCACCAGCGGCAATATTACAAATTGGACAAGTAACTATTAGCATGCCACTTGATTGGCATATTGTTATATGTGATTCAGAAGTAGGCGATCCAGAGGTGATGAGTCTTATGAGTCTAAACGATAGAGGATTTACAGCATTTGCATTTAATCCAATTACAGGATTTAAACCAGAATATGTAGATATTTCAATTGTAAACATATACAGTGATGTTAAATGGTATGCACCTAAACTAAAATATGGACACCTATTATGTGTTCCATTAAGCGACAAACCAAATTCGCCTTGTGTATTATTTGTTAAAGATGCAAACAAGTTACCAGAAGTGCTTGACATTGCAGAGCTTTGGTAGTATAGTATGTATTGGGCATGGTATAGCAAATTAAGAAAACAAGGATATCCTTGGTGGAATTGTTTGTTATGGGCTCGATATAATAATAAGCATTACGACATAGATGGAAATTATAAATGAGTAAGTTAAACATCAAAGAAGAAATGAGATCTATTGATCAAAAAGATCGAGCTTGGTATGATAGTCTTACAGATGATGAGAAAAAGAAACTTGGCTTATGGTTATTAATGCGTTATACAAGTAATGCAGGCGGCAAGCATGCAGAACATTATTTAGAATGGACTAATGAAGCAGTTAATGTGCATTTTAATACAATAAGAAAACACCCACAGTTGCAATATCAATTGCTACAACTGGTTGGAATTGGTTCTACGGTATTCCATCCTTGGATAGCACCAGGTAAAGCGGGTAAGAAAAATAAACTACAGAGCTGGTTTGTAGAAAATTATTCACATCTAAATGATGATGAGATTGATATTATGTTAAGCAGTAGCAAAGATGAAATTAAAGCATTGCTACGTGAATACGGATTAAAGGACAAAGAAATAAAAGATCTCATTGGTAAACTTAAATGACAGAAGTTTTTAAATGCGAATATTGTAATAAAGTATTTAAGCGTGAAAGCACTTTGTCTGTGCATATGTGCGAACGTAAACGCAGATACATGGCCAAAGAAGATAAAGACGTGCAACTTGCATTTAGATCATATCAATTGTTTTATCGTATAGGAACAAATTCAAAAAGTGCTAAATCATTTAATGACTTTGCATCAAGTCAGTATTATACTGCATTTGTAAAGTATGCAAAATATTGTATAGAATTACGTGTAGATGATGTTCCTGAATATACACGTTGGTTATTAAAAAACCAAGTAAGAATTGATAGATGGACAAGCGATAGAAATTTTGCGTCTTGGATTAAAACAAGATTAAAAACAGAAAGTCCAGATAGAGCTATTGAAAGAACAGTTTTATTCTTAAAAGAATGGAGTAATGAATCTGGATATAATTGGAACGAATACTTCCGCACAGTGGCGCCAAATCTTGCTGTATTTCACATTTGTAGTGGTAAGATTAGTCCATGGATAGTATATGGAAGTTCGCAAGCACAAGGGCTATTAGACAAGCTCTCAAGTGAACAAATAAAGATGGTAACAGACTACATAGACCCATATCATTGGCAAAGAGTAATGAAAACAAATGCTGAAGATTTTACATGGGTAGAAGGAATTTTAGAAGAGGCAAATTTATGATAGTAAACACAGACATTGACATTGATGTAGCAGATAGAAATAAGTTATTAGATTTAATTAAACATACACCTGCAATGATTAATGACAATGGTAGACGTAAGAAACACAACACTGGTGTATATTTCCATGAAATGCCAAGTGATCCATTTACAGGGTTAAGCACAATAGATCATAAAGAAGCAGAAACCAAAGGTTATTTTAAATTAGATGTGTTAAATGTAAGTGTTTACAAAGATGTTGAAAGCTATGAACAATTAGATAAATTACTTGCAATGGAACCAATGTGGGATTTGCTTGAACACAAAGAAGTAGTTGAAAAACTATTTCATATACATGCACATTATGGTATTGTAAGTAAAATGAAACCTACTAGTGTTGAAGAACTAGCGGCTGTGCTGGCAATTATTAGACCAGCTAAACGTGGGTTGTTAGGAAAAGATTGGAATACAGTATTTGCTACAGTATGGGATAAGCCTACAGATGGAACATATTATTTTAAAAAAGCACATGCAATAAGTTATGCAATGGCTATTGTATTACAGCTTAATATGTTGGTTATGGGTTTTTCTTTAAAAGACTAATATTACGTCTTTTAATTCTTTTAGTAATACTATCACTTAATCTTACTTCAGGACCTGCAACCACTTCCATTTGTTTTATATTAAAACTTTGGCTAGTATAACTAAACGGCCATCTATTTAAAAGTGCTATATTAATAGGTAACTTTCTATTTGTCTCCCACCACCATTCATCACCAAGTGCTAAAAACTTTTGTCTTTCAGGATTGGTTTGAATTCTATCGTAAACATACATAGTAGCAATTTGGTTATCAATATTTTGCATAATTCCCAGATACTCATTGCCTGCATATTCAATTACAGTCAAAAACGGAAATTCTTCTAATAATGTTTGATATTTTTTTATCATTGTATATATATTTATTTTAAATTTTTTCTGTGGTTTTTGCATAAATACATACACAGGAGAACATGAATGTCAAATTACGCAACCACTTATAATATCAATCAAACAGGCGACCTTTACGCCGTTGATGCCACTAGTAGCAAAGCAGGACTAGGCAACTATGCTTCATCCACTGGCACTACTATAAACGCTCCTGTTAATTACAGGTTCTTAAAGCTATTTACCGGTTTAGATAATGAGTTCTTTTTTTACATTAAGAACATAGATCGTAAACCAATACAGTTGCAAGGACATACTATTACTGCTAATGTAGTTAATAGAGAAACCCAGGCAAAATTATTATCAAAGAAATGTCAAATTGTTGACTATGATGAAGGCAAAGTTAAACTGGTTATTACATCCGGTGAAATGGCTGCAATTCAAAACGGCTTCCTTGATCTAGTATTTACCTATGTAAATTCTCAAGGTTTAAATCTTCCATTATTTGTTGATCAAAATCTTAGACCAAATTATACAATAGAAGTAAGTAACCAAACACAAAGTATTCCACTACTATCAGCAGAAACAACTACATTTAATACTAGAGTAGAAGGAACAGACACATACTATTATAGTGGACACCTACCAGGACCCGGTGCAAAAAACAAAGTTAATGGAATGGTTACTATAGCAGTATACACCACTAACTTTACAGGTAACTTTTTTATACAGGGTGCATTAGAAGAAAATCCAGCAGAATCCGATTGGTTTAACATTATATTAGGAACTTACACGGAAGAACATTACCCATATATCAATAGATCTGGAATTGATCCATGGACATTCAGAACTAATATTAAATATATTAGAGCAAGATTCACACAAACACAAGGAACACTTGACAAAGTCATCATAAGAGTGTAGTATATACACATGAGCTTAATGATCGACTACGTTAGAAATCTGGTTCCGGTTAACTGGAAACAAAATCCAAGTGGCTGGACTTCTGGCAATTGTCCTATGTGTATAACAAATGGACAATCAAGACCAGATACACGTGGACGAGGTGGTTTTCATTTTGAAGATGATAAGTTTCAATATCATTGTTTTAATTGTCATTATAAAACAGGGTTTTCGCCCGGTAATAAAATTAATGATAGATTAAAAAAACTATTAGTGCAATTTGGTGCAGATCCTACACAAGTGCAACGTTTACAACTAGAGTTGTTGCGTGAACAAGATATTGCACAAACATTAATGGTGCAAGAGCGTAGAAAGAAACTAGTAATTGATTGGCCTACAGTAGCATTGCCAGACAATGCTAAACCTTTTATGGAACATACACCAACACCTGACTGGACAGAAGCAGTAACATATCTAACAGATAGAGGATTTGATATAACAGATCCTAGGCTGATGTATAGCCCTGCTAAATTGCCGGCTAGAATGTTCAAACGTTTTGTAGTTCCATTTTATTATAAAGGTAATGTTGTAGGATATACAGCAAGATGGATAGGTAATCCACCAGATAAAATGCCAAAATATTTTAATCAACAACCACCTAAAAATTTTGTGTATGGGTTAGATAGACAGCATGCTGACAAAGAAATTGTTATATTGACAGAAGGCCCATTAGATGCTATAATAACAGATGGAATCAGTGCAGGCACTAATACTATTAGCGATGAACAAGCAGACGTTATTTTAAGTTTAAACAAACAAATTGTTGTGTTACCTGATGCCGATAAGGCAGGCATGCAAATGGTTAACGCAGCAGTTAAGTATGGTTGGAGTGTTGCATTTCCTGAATGGGATAATTGCAATGATGCCGGCGATGCCTTAACAAAATACGGTAGATTATTTACAGTGCGTAGTATATTAAATAGTGCAGTAAGTAACCCAACAAAAATACAAGTTTTAGGAAGGAATTATTGTAAATGAGTGAACAAAAAGAATACACACTAGAACTACAAAAATTATTTGTAGAGTTTTTGGCACATGATCAAGATTTATTTGTTCGTGTAAATGGTATATGTAATTCAGAATACTTTACAAGGGAATTACGTAAAACAGTAGAGTTCATTCAAGACCATGCAAACGAATATGGTGCATTACCAACACATGAGCAGATTGTAGCAACAACTGGGTTGGAATTACAAAGTTTAAAAGATATTGATCCTAGACATCACGATTGGTTTATAGACGAGTTTGAAACATTTTGTAAACATAAGGCATTAGAAAGTGCTATATTAACTTCAACTGATTTACTTGAACAAGGTGAGTTTGGCGCAGTTGAGAAAATGATTAAAGATGCTGTAGGTATTGGACTTGCTAAACACATGGGAACAGATTATTGGGAAAACCCAATGGAACGCATCGAACGTGTTCGTAACCAACGAGGTGGAACAAGCACAGGTTGGACTGAAATTGATAAAAAACTATATGGTGGATTTAATAGAGGCGAATTAAATATATTTGCTGCACCGTCAGGCGGTGGTAAGAGTTTATTTTTGCAGAACTTAGCATTAAACTGGGCATTAGAAGGACATAATGTATTATATATTAGTTTAGAGCTTAGTGAAGAACTATGCAGTATGCGTCTTGATAGTATGTTAACAGGATACAACACAAAAGAAGTATTTAAAAATGCAGAAGATGTTGGATTAAAAGTAGGAGCAATTAGTAAAAAAGCAGGCAACTTACAAATTGTGCAAATGCCTAATGGTGTAACAATAAATGATTTAAATAGTTATATGAAAGAGTTTGAAGTAAAGAATAATGTTAAATTAGATGCAGTATTACTTGATTATTTAGACTTAATGATGCCAGCACAACGTAAAGTTCCGCCAAGTGACTTGTTTATTAAAGATAAATTTGTATCTGAAGAGTTACGTAACTTTGCAGTGGAAAAAGATTTGCTATTTGCAACCGCATCTCAGCTAAACAGAGCGGCAGTAGAAGAAGTAGAGTTTGATCACTCTCATATTGCAGGCGGTATTAGTAAAATTCAGACAGCTGATAACGTAATTGGTATTTTTACAAGCACAGCAATGCGTGAACGTGGAAGATATCAAATTCAATTTATGAAAACACGTAGTAGTGCAGGTGTTGGACAAAAAGTTGATTTAGCATTTGATATTGCGGGCTTACGTATAACAGATCTGCCAGAAGATGAAGAACAAACACCTATGCATCAACCTAGTGCAATGATGGATAAAATAAAAAGAAATACAAATGTAACGCACCAAGAAAAAACTATTGCAGAAGAGAGCATTATTGAAGACACTGACGCTACCGACAGATTACGCAATATGTTGAAAAAAGTCAACAAATAACAGTAGAATAGATAAATACAAGTAATAACAGTTGGAGTTGAGCTGATGAAAAAAAGAACACGTAGTCTATTAGAAGAAATTAATAATCTATCACCTACAAAAGATAGAATTAATATACTAGAATCACGTGGCACTAATGCCATTAGTGCAATTATGAATGTATTAGAAATGGTAGATACAAATTATAGTTCAGAAGACGCTCAAGACATCCAAAAAAGAATAATGCTTAGTATTAAAAACAGAGATCCTGAACGTTTTAATAGAGGTATTAAGAATTTAAGGAATAAAAAATGAATATCCAAGATATTGTAGGCACAGTTAAGCGTAAAGATCGCAATAACAGAAAACATCGTAAGATTCAGCCTGACAATTTATATAAAGTAAACGTTAAAAACTTAAAAGAAGGCGGAGCAATGCCGGGCGTTGGGTTAATACATCATACTGAAATAGATGCTACATTAGATGCATTAGAAAAATCGTTGGGTATGCCATTAAAAGCAAATGTATTAGGTTCTGTAGGTAAAAAAGAATTTAGTGGAGATATTGATGTTGCAATTAATATACCAAAAGAAAAATTACAAGATTTTGCTTCAAAATTAGAAGCATCACCGCTTATACAAGACATAAAAAAATCAAGTGTGTTTATGACATCAGTTGATATTGTTGGATATAATGCAGAAAATACTAAACCAGGATTAAACAGAACAGGTAAAGTTCAAATTGACTTTATGCCAGGTGATCCAGATTGGATGAAAACATATTATCACAGCCCACATGAAAAAGGTTTTGATAAAGAAGGCGGACGCTCAAGCCAATATAAAGGCACATTCCGTAACATTATGTTAGCAACTATGGCCGCAATATATCAATCAAAAGAATCAGCTGAAAAAATTGAAGACGGACGTCCAGTAGAACAACAACGTTGGTTATGGAGTCCTGCAGATGGACTAAACTGGATATCACGTAAACCTAAACCTAAAGCAAATGGTGAAGGATATACTAAAGCAAGGATTGACACTGTATTAAAAGGTCCGATTACAAACACACAAGAAATTGCAAAAGCACTTGGGTTAGATGGTCCAGAAGATTTATATAGTTTTGAAACGCTATTAGCAACGATCAAGAAAAACTATCCAAGTGATGTTTATACCAAAATAGTAGATGCATTTAAAGATAATGGACAAGTAAAAGACATGGGTATCCCATCAGAATTAGAGGATACACCAAATGAAAATTAATGAAATTTTAATGGAAAAGGCCAGTGGTGCCAGAATCCAACATTTAGAAGATTTAATTATTTGGGACGGTAAAGCAGGTGCCCAAAAAGCAATCGCATCATTACATAGTTTAGAAAGTAATCCAGCAGATACAACTATCAAATGGGATGGATCGCCAGCAGTTATATTTGGACGCAACGAAAATGGTGAGTTTATATTAACTGATAAAAGTGGATTTGGTGCAAAAGGATATGATGGTAGATCAAAATCACCAGATGAAATGGAATCCATGTTAAAGAATCGTCCAGGATATGCTAAAAATCCACAAGGGTATGGAGACTTCATTGGACAAATGAAAAAAGTTTGGCCTGCATTTGAACAAGCAACGCCAGAAGATTTTAGAGGCTATGTTCATGGTGATTTACTTTGGTTTGATAAACCAGGCACAGAAGAAGGTAGATTAATGTTCAAACCAAATACAACACAATACTCAGTTGATCCTGCAAGCGACATTGGAAAACAAATAGCAAACAGTCAAGTAGGTGTTGTGCTACATGCACATATCGACTTAGAAGGAAATAAAAGTAAAGTAGATACTACTAGATTTCAAGAAGGTCCATTGTTAGCAATGCCTCCAGTATCAATTACAGATGTTCCAGATATTGAAAGTTCCAAATTAAGTGAACTTGAAAGTTTTATTACACAAGCAGGCAATGATATTGATGCAGTATTATCGCCACCAGCAGAACTTAAAATGAAAAACTTTGATGATATACTATACATGTATATGAACAATTTAGCAAAAAATAGATCGGTAAATAGTATTGGTAGTAAGCACTTTGTTAAGTGGTTAACATCAGATGGGTCCAAAGTAAGTAGTGCTAAACAAGGTAGACTTGTTGAATATTTAAAGCAACACCAAAAAGGACTTGATGCCATATTTGCATTTATACGCAGTATAGGACCTATTAAAGATAATATTATTGCACAACTTGATGCCAATCCAGCTGATATAGAAGCAACAACAGATGGACAAAAAGGCGGCGAAGGTTATGTAATTGGCAAAGATGTCAAACTAGTAAATAGATCAGGCTTTACAGCTGCAAACATGGCAAGGAATAATTAGATGTTAAGTAAACAATGCAAATTACACCTAGAAGAAGTAGGCGAAACACGTTGGGAACATTTTAAACATGCAATGTGGGTTTCATGGCAACTAGAAAAGGCCGCATATGCGTGTTTTATACATGCGTTTGCACCACGCTGGTTCAAAACATATGCTAGTGGCAAATGCACAGAAATATTAGAGAGTAGAAAATGAGTGAAGAAAAATATACATTAAGGCAATATGCACAAATGCAAGGAGGACATGAAATGGATAATATGTATTCTAATGATAATAGTTTAAGTTTTATGCAATCACTTGGTGAAGCTCGTATGTTTAAATCAAGAGCTCAAATTGCAGGCGAAGGTGCTCAGAGTATTACTAATCATGCTTTTGTTAGTATGTTAACTTTATATGCAATGAGTCAAGACTATAACTCGGCTCCAATAGCATCTAACTATGCAAAAGCAACAATATCAAGAGGTAGTTTTGCAAGTGCTAGTCCGGGCGGAACAGATCTATATCAAACATTGTTTACATTAAGTAAACCAGACGGACTATTTAAAAATTCAAAAGATACCTTACTAATGAATAAAGTCAGATTTGATCAAACTAAAACCAAAGCGTTTTTAAGAAGAATTCAAACAGGACAAATAACACAAGGTGAAGCTCAAACATTCTTCTTTAGAATGGAAAGAGATTTAGCAATATCTGATCCTAAATTACGTGCGGCAAGACGATTAACACAGAATTGGGGCAAACTAACTACAGCACAGCGAACACTTGTAGCTACACAATTAGATAGACATTTTAGAGCAAATGCATTACGTAGCGACATATATCCGCATTTTAAAAGGTTTGCAAAAGGTGGTAATCTTATTGTTGGACAAGGAACAGTTAAGAAAATTGCTAAACGTGTTGCCAGAGGCGCAGCGGCATTTGCCGTTGGATACGCTGCCGGCAAAGCTACAGAATTATAAGACATGTATACAAAAAGTAATCAGCGACCTACAGAAGTCATTGGTCGTAACACGGCATTCTATTCAATTTATACTCTAATAGATGTAACTGATTCTGATGTATCAAGTCCTAAAATAAATGCAAAAAAGTTCCATCAAAGTCAGAACTTAAATACATTTATGCAAGTTATAGGACTAAGAACACAACCTATAATAAGTAGTGTTACTAAATTGCAGTCACAAACTATGGCAGACTACGATTTTGGTAATAATTTTACAGGTTCACATACTGTTTGGTTATTAAAATTTGTATCAGAAACAGAAGGTGCATGGAAAAAAGAAGAAAATGAAACAACCCTTTTATTAGATGACTTTAATCTAGTTCCTATACATGATGGATTAGACGAAACAGCAACAATAGATGGAGATATTATAAATACTGATAACGAAGATAGGTTAAATACTTACTTCAAATTTAGTGAAAACATATAAATAGTAGTATATACTACGAAAGTATATTTAAAGCAAATCAGCTCTTTATGAGACTGCAAAAAGGATAGACGGAATATGTCAATGCAACAGTCAAGACTAGAGCGTGAAAACCTAGAAGCACACGTAGATTTATGTGCAGAGAGGTACCGCGTTTTGGAAGAAAAATTTACAAGATTAGAAAACAAGGTTGATGACCTTGTGGACTCTGTTCAAAAGTTAGCCGACAAAGCTACAGCAGATAAAGTATCAGGTAATAAATTAGTCCTTGGAGCAGCTGCAACAGTGATTGCAGGATTGCTATCAACAATAGTATTACTATTGTTAAACCTTCAAGGTATGCAAGGGTTTATACCACCGGGATAATAGTAATGATATTAAATGAGTCATATAGTAACGTTGTTACAGAAGCTAAAGTAGTATATGCCAGAAGAGGCAAGAGTGTTACTACTAAGTTTAGATGCACAGTAGGACCTAGAAAAGGTCGTGTTGTAGCCTCTCCAGCTCAATGCACTAAACCTATAGACTTAAAAAAGAGATTCGTGCTTAAAAAAACGAGAATGTCAAAAGGTTCACGTATGATGAAAAAAGCACAAAGAACAAAAAGAGTAAATCCACAGAGTAGAATTGTGAGACAATTAAACAAAGCGAGAAGATAACATGGCAGATTCATTAATAAACACATTACAAGATTTTTTATCAAAACAAGATATAAAAGTAGATCAAGATTTATTATCTTCTTCCCTTAGAGAATTAAACTTTAGTCAAACACTTGAGTTAATGAAAAAAATAAAAGAACTTGACGTTGAAGGTGTAACATCTATGGTAAATGTAGATTATGATGCACCAGTTACAGAAGAAGGATCACCGTGGACAACAACAGGTAAACATCCTGAAGATATGGACGCAGATGAATTAAGAGATGAGCTCGCAGTATTTGACGAATTAAGAAATAGAGGTGATTATTTGTCACCAAAAGAATTAGCACGTGAAGATTCATTATATGATTATTTAGAACAGATTGATGGACCACAAATGGATGAAGCATATGGAACAGTTGGAACACAACAACCATCAGCTTCGGCAATTAAAGCACAAACAACAAAAGATAACAATAATCAAAGAGACTTTACAAACAATCAACAAAAGCAACAAAGAGGTGCTTCAGTAGTTCCTCGCACAGTAGCAGGTGGAAATAAACAAGCTACAGGACAAGGTGCAGCAAGATCAACTGGCGCAGATCCAGATGATGTCGAACGTGGAAATAATGCAGCACAGTCAAATGCAAACGCAGAATTATCAAATCAAAATGCACAAGAAATTGAGCGATTAAAACAACTCGCATACGGGAGACGTTAATGAGATCTATATTAGGCCCAGGCGGAATCCCGACATTTGTAAACAAATTAGAAAACAAAGTATATGAATGCATGATGGAAGAAAGAGTATGCAAAGATGACCTTTCTGAACGTGATGCATATCTAATGCAAAGTCTAATAAACAAAAACTTAGTTAACAAACAAGTAGAAGGCAAGAAAGTCTACTATACAAAAGCGAGGAGTATATAATGCCAACATCAGATGATGTCCGTGGAATGCAGGACATATTAAATAAATTAGCAAACGCATCAGAAAGAAAACCAACAACTGATACTAAACAATCAGTTCCAGGAAATGTTTCATCTGACGCCAAGGCTATGTATCAAATATTACAAAAATTAGATGAGGCAACTACTAAAGCTACTAAGAAAATGGTAACAGAAGAAGACACAGAATCTTCTATGTTGACGGCAGTAGCACTCAAAGAAAATGATAATATTACTATCAATGGTAATTATAATGTTGAAATAGTTCAAAAATATGTTATTGATGGTGTTAAAAAGAAATACTATAATGTTAAAGACGCAGAAGGTAATGTATTATACGAGGACGTAGCATTATTTGAAAGTGCGATGGGTATTGTAAAACATTTAATGTTTGGCAAAACCGCACACAAAGTTGATGAGATTGCAAAGTTAGACGAGCGTTATGCTGGATATTTAACAGAAGCAGCCATGTATAAACAAAAGTCACTTATGATTACCGAAGATTATAAAGTAGATGTGTTTGTTGCAAAGCAAGGAAATGCAATACAAAAGATGGCAAATTGTAAAAAACAGATCAAATCACTGCTCTAAGCATAAATACAATATAAGTATATTAATCAGAAAAATGGGGTTCTAAAATGGAATTACAACAATTAAAAGAAAACAAACTTTCAACACTCAAGCGTGTGCTTGATGATGTTTTTAGTTTGAAGTTAGATTTTAATGCTCCTAGTTCAAAACTAGAGGCTATTAAAGAGTCTACACAACGAAAAATTACAGATCTTCGTGAAAACGGTCAAGACGTTAGTAACAAAGATTTTCAAAAGCTACTACTAATTGCGGAAGGAATGGATATGGCAATAGAAAAAAAGAAGCTAGAAGAATCAGCTGATTTAGATCAAGCTGAAGTCTTATTAGCCGCAAAGCAAATGGCAGATGATTTACAAAAAATGGCTGAAAACTTAGCAAGTATGCAAGTTGAGGACTTAATGAGTATTCATAATGCTATGAAAGAACAAGTTGGAACAGCAGAAGCAGACGCATTTAATTCAAGTGCCGAAGCGGCTATTGGCTCAGCTCTAGAGGCAGTTAAATCTGCTAATGAGCAAGTTGGTAATGCAGTGTTAACAGCTCAAGGAATGGCACCAGAAACATCAGACATGGATATGCCTGTAGAACCAGAAGGCGACCTAGGTTTAGATGCACCAATGGACGAACCAGCAATGGATGACGATTTTGGTGGTGCAGACGCAGCCGAAGTTGATACAGACATGGACGGACGTGAGATGAAAGAAGATGCATATTTGGCAGCAGTTCGCACAATTAAAGAAGCACAAGCTGAAGGCAAAGTTTCTCCAAGTATTCTTAAGCAAGCATTTGCACAGTTAAAGAAGTAAAAAATGAGGTATAACGATTTGATAAGGCATACTCTAATAGATATGTTGTCAGTATTGACAGCAGAAGAAGCCACATCAGTATCGTTAGAAACATTAGAAAAAACATTAGATGCACAAAACATGCATGTCGATGAGCAAGAACTACGTGAATTACTTGACACTATCCCCATTGTAAACACAGTCAAGGATAATGTAGTTTTCTTTAACAACGACGGAGATGTTGATGCACCAGATCCAGAAAAGCAAGATAAAACAGTTGCAAAACTGGCCAAGAAAAAAGTAGATAAAGAGATGAGCAAATGAACATAGGATTAAATGCAGCACAGGCAAGAGCAAAAAGTTCACAAGATATGATTGTATTCGACGAATGCACGTCGATTATGAAAGCCGTTATTACTCATAGTGCAGCAGGCAGTTACGATACATATGTATCAGACTCTACCACAATGACAGAGTCTACACCATCTACAACTAAAATTGGCACAACAAATAATCCTACAGTATCAGTTGGCGATACTTTTATTATTAATGGAACTACAATCACATTAGGTTCTTCAGGAACAAATTTAAATTCTGTTATAGCAGATATAAATGATGCTTCAGTTACAGGTGTAACTGCAAGTAAAGATGCAGGATACTTAGTATTAACTATTGTATTACCAGCATCAACAACATGGTCATATGAAATAGGATCAGGAACGGCCAATACTGCATTAGGTTTTACAGATGGCATATATGTCCCTCCCACACCTAGTAGCACTACCTATTTTACATCATGGCAAGGCACTATCACAGATAGAGCTTTAGAAAATCAAATGAATTCAGTTATTAAATATTTTAATAACTTGGGTTATAAATTAGAAAGACTAACTAACTCAGCTACAGGAAAAACATTCAAGTGGCATATATATTGGTAATTAAAGGAGCATAACAATGGCACACAAATATACATTTAAAGTAACACCGACCGCACTAGTAAGAGATGAGACGGGCGTTGCAGACGAAGATCAAAACCTAACACCAGAAGCAATCGCAATTCACGATCAATTCGTTGCAGAAGGAAAAGTAACAGGTCAAGCTCAATCAGAAGAAAAAGAAGAAGATGGAAGCTATGTCCAAAGTATTACATTTTTAGATTCAGCAACATGTGATGAATACTTAGCAGCAATGGCAGGTATTGGCGAAGTTGAAAGAAGTGGTGCATCAAGATCAGATCATTCTAGAGAAGACGTTTAATTAACACCTGGAGCGGCAACTGATGTCTTACGACCTTCAAAATAGTATAGACGCAGTAAATAGATCAAAGATTTGTGCGAGAAACTATGCTGATAAAGAAGTCCCAGAAGAACTCATTGAGCATCTTCTAAAAGTCGCTACAGGCGGCCCATATAAACAAGGCAGACGATGGTTTGATTTATATGCTATAACAAACAAAGAAAAATGTCTAGAACTCTGGAAGCACACAGCTCGTCCAGATGAAGACACTCAATTATTAAAAACCTCCAGAAAAAATAGAGACGGAACTGAAGCAACTTTTATTGGTAATGCACAAGTATTAGCACCAGTATTGTTTGTGTTTACAGTGCCAGAAAAACCTACTCCAGACTATCCAATAGATGAGTGGTATGAGCCATCTAAAGAAATGCAACGAGCAGAAGAATATCAAAATCAAAATTTAGCCATAGGTAGTTCAATGGGTATGTTGGTATTTGAGGCTAATAGGACAGGACTACAAACAGGCTGTTGTGTATGTTATGATGCAGACGCTATTACAAAACAATTTAAAAGATATGTCCTACACAAAAATAAAGATATACATGAGGTTATGCTTATGGTAGGAGTAGGATATCCAGAATTACCATGGTCTGAAAAAGATAACTATACTAATACTGGAACTGAACAAGAACCTAAATATGCACATAATCCACAATGGCAAATGAGAGAACATCCTTTGTCAGAAAGTCGATACGATCCACCTGATTCTAATCTAAGAGATAATCCAAGAACACAAAGAATTTATTAATGCAAGAAAAAAAGATAGCCTTTATTGGCTGTAGTCACTTAGCGACACATGATCAGCCAACACAGCAGAAAAATAATTGGACTTATCAATTATATCAAAAATATCCACATCATCAATATAGAAGCTACGCTTTAGGCGGACAAGGAATAGAACAATTTCAATGGCATTTATTAGATGCTAAAAAATGGGGTGCAGATATTGTATTCATGAATAGAACATATCTAGGTCGTTGGGCAATGTTAACGCAAGCCGAAGGCAATCTATGTGGTGAATTTGAATATGTTTCTAACGAAAAATTTGAAGAAGATAATTGGTCAGAAATGTTAGCCAGGTATGAGTGTTATTGGGGAACAATTAAAGATGATATAAGATATAAGAGAGCTGCGCCGCCGGCTCCTCAACAAATATATTATGATGACTCAGATGCAAGAATTCTATGCGATAAACTTAATACGCATCAGCCATATTGGAGATTACATTCAGGATCACAAACACGATTGAAATGGGAACTTGAATGGTATTCAAATATAGAGAGATTATATAATTTTGATAATTTATTTTTATTAGATTGGGCAGCAGGTAGCCATCAAGTACCAAAAGAATATGCTGATAAGCACAACTATAAATTAGGTCCTGATCCATATGAAGAAATTGAAGATGGTAAAACAATAGAGCATTATTCAATTTATACCTCAACTACATGGGATATGCCAGTAGAAGATTGGTTTTATAAAAAATATAAACTTAATATACACAAGGGTGATAAGTTATGGAAAATTGGTATACAAACATCAATAACAGATAATCATTTTAGTCCAAGAGGAAATACAGAATTACTTAACGAATATATTTTAACTAATAAAAAAGTTCTAGATGTGTTATAGTAATGAAGTTAATCTTACATCAAAGTAAATCTATTAAATCTAACAATTCTACATTTCCAAGATGGGTGTATGATTGTGATACACATATACTTAAAATTATTCCAAATGGAACTTCCGCTTTATTCACAGCAGAACAGCTAAACAAAAATGCTAATGTAATTAATGAAACATTAGGTTTTAAATATTTTTATGGTATTGAAACTGTTGATAATTTTATCCACATGAATATCCACAAATTGGATAATGCAAATTACAATCATACTATTAAAGAAGATTTTTTAGAAATGTTAGATATATGGATAGATATAAATCTGAAAATATTTCCATTATGTAATGTTGATATTAATGAAAATAATATTAGGCTATATAAAGATAAGCCTGTATTAATTGATTGGGATGATGCATTACAAGGTAATAAGCATACAGCATTTTATATTATAGCAGAATTATATAGGCATTGTATGGTATTTTTAGATCAACAAGAAGTTGTTGATTGTATACAACACCGCATACAATCAACTTGTTTAGAAATTGATATAAAACAATGGGATTGGATAATCAATAACTACCAACTTCGCGGATATGACTTTGAAAAAGTTTTGCATTGGAGTGAACTTCCTGACAGTTGGTTACTTAAAAAAGATTGACAACATAAAGGTTTTAGTGTAACATATAAGCATGGCTGAATTAATCAAAATCTACGACTATAAAGAACTAAAGCGTCAAAGTGTAGACGGAAAGCGTCTATATGAAAATCCATATGGCGACCCAGTTCCAAGCGTCACAACAATTTTAGGTGCTACACAACCAGCAGAAAAGCGACAAGCATTAGCTAACTGGCGTAAACGTGTTGGAACAGAAGAAGCACAACGCATTACTACAACTGCCGCAAATCGTGGAACAGTTATGCACAATATATTAGAACATTGGGCATTGGGAGAATACGAAACATATAATCCTGGAAACAATATTGTTCATAGACAAGCCAAAGATATGGCACAAGTTGTTATTGAAAATATAGAAAATGATATTGATGAAATTTGGGGCACAGAAGTAAACTTATGTGCGGCAAATCTATATGCAGGAACAACAGATTTAGTTGGCATGTATAAAGGCAAGCCAACTATTATGGACTTTAAACAAACCAACAAACCTAAAAAGCGTGAATGGATTGATGATTATTTCCTACAGGGTGCTGCATATGGATTAGCACACAACGAAATGTTTGGAACAGATATTAAGAATATTGCTATTTTTATGTGCAGTGGAGATTGCGAATGGCAGTTGTTTGAGTCAGAAGAAGATGAATTTTCTTATTGGGCAACGCAATGGGCTAAAAGATTAGAGAAGTTTTATGGCATGTCTTCATAAATACAGTATATAGAAACGAGGAACAATTATGGCAATAACAACAAAAGTATCGCAAATTATTATTAGAAAAGATAACGCAAGTGAAATTCCAACTTTGGGAGCAGGCGAATTTATGCTTGCGGAAGATGAGCAAAGACTATTCCTTGGACAAAAACCATTAGAAGGTGCATTAGTAAGTTCAACTACTACTGAAGCAAGTATATCATTTACAGTTCCAATTGGTGGTGTTCAAACTCCGTTATATCTAAGTAATTTAGCAGATTATTCAATTGTTGTAACCAGAGCCTTAGATTCCTCAACAACCACAGTTCCATCTGGACCTACCACAATAGTTGTAAGCGATCCTGATGGAGAAGGCAACAACCCACCAGTTTACGCATTAGAACATGGTATTTCTGATACAGCAGGTTCATTTATAGTCGGTAAATTATACAAGATTGCAACAGTTGGAACAACAGACTTTACAGCCATTGGTGCAGCAAACAACAATGTAGGCACAGAATTTACAGCAAATGCAGTAGGCACAGGAACAGGAACAGCACACACTGGACCAGTAGCTGGAGACACATTTGTATTGCATTACAATAAAGAAATAACAAGTTCACCAACAGACGACAGAGTTAAAAGAAGTGCTATTAAATTTACTAACACCGGCGGTCAAACTGAAACAACAGGCATTACGTTTACTACTGGTGGTGATAGTGGCATGAATGATATTACTATGGATTATACATTGGTTAATCCATCATTAAGTAAAATGCGTAAAGGCACATTAAATATACTTGCGTCTGGAAATACAGCCAGTAATATTGAAGACAAGTTTTTTGGCGACAATGAACTAACTGATGTTGAATTTTCACTAACAAATAATGGATCAGGAACATTTACATTAAAATTTAAGACAGCATTAACTACTGAATTACAATTTAACTATACACAGACTGCATCAAAGTTCGTTACAACGTAAGATAATAATATGAACGAATTTTGGCAGTGTTCGCCAAAGCAACGTCTTAGTTTGTGGAGGCAATTCCGAAAAACTTTAGCGAGTATGGAATATCTAGAAAGACTACAAGAAGTCGTAGACTTTTGGAGAATGGCACCTATGTCTAGTATGCATACAGACATATATGATTCCTCTACTTGGTTAGGTCCTTGGGATTTTATATGGAATGGCGAATACGATGAAAATAGTGTAGCGTTAGGAATAGCGTATACATTACAGTTAGAAAGTTATTCACAATGTGAAATTTGGTTAGTGCAAAACACTAAAAAAAGTTATATTAACTTAATAGTTTCTGTTGACAACAAGCATATTCTAAACTATAATTATGGTATAGTAAATAGTATAAAGGATCTAAATGAAGACACAACTATTTTACAAAAAACACAGGTTAGCACGTTAACATAACACTTTATACTTTTAGTGTTTATGTAAATAACTAATACGCTAACTAAAGAATGGAAAGATGATGACAAATAATATTACAGTTATTAAACGTGATCAAACTAGCGAACAGCTTGATCTAGAAAAAATGCACAAGGTAGTATTTTACGCATGTGAAGGAATCACAGGAGTAAGTGCAAGTGAAGTAGAATTAAAAAGTCATTTGCAATTTTATAATGGAATTGAAAGTGCAAATATTCAAGAAACATTAATTAAAGCAGCCGCAGATCTCATTGAAGAAGAAACACCAAATTACCAATGGGTTGCAGGCAGACTTATCAATTATCATTTACGTAAAGAAGTATATGGCAAGTTTGAACCATGTAGTCTTAATGAAATTGCTAAACGTAATGTAGAATTAGGTTATTACGATAAAAGTTTTTTTGCCGTTTATAACCCCGAAGAAATTTTTCAGCTTGATAGTTATATTAGACACGAACGTGATGAGAATATTGCATTCGCAGGAATGGAACAATTTAGAGGAAAGTATCTAGTTCAAAACAGAGTAACAGGTGAAATATACGAAACACCACAAATAGCATACATGATGATTTCAGCAACATTGTTTGCTAACTACCCTCAAAAAGTAAGAATGAAATATGTAAAGGATTTTTATGACGCTATTAGTAATTTCGATATTAGTTTACCTACTCCTATTATGGCCGGACTACGCACACCACAACGTCAATTCAGTAGTTGCGTTCTTATTGAAACCGACGACAGTCTTGATAGTATTAATGCTACTTCTAGTAGTATTGTAAAGTATGTCAGTCAAAAGGCTGGTATAGGTATTGGCGCAGGGTCTATTCGTGCCATTAACTCACCAATTAGAAATGGTGATGCAAGTCACACAGGTGTAATTCCTTTTTATAAAATGTTTCAAAGTGCGGTTAAATCATGTAGCCAAGGTGGTGTCCGTGGTGGAGCGGCAACTTTGTATTATCCAATATGGCATTTAGAAGTTGAAGATCTTTTAGTATTAAAAAATAATAAAGGAACAGAAGATAACCGTGTTAGACACATGGACTATGGAGTTCAGTTTAATAAACTTATGTATGAACGTGTATTATCTGGTGGTGACATTACTTTATTCTCACCCAGTGATGTTCCAGGACTATATGAATCTTTTTTTAGTGATCAAAACAAGTTTAAAGAACTATACGAAACAGCAGAACGCAATACTAGATTGCGTAAAAAAACAGTTCCAGCAATTGAATTGTTTAGTCAATTTATTGAAGAACGTAAAAACACAGGTCGTGTATACCTAATGAATGTAGATCATGCAAACACACATGGTGCATTTGTAGAAGACGTAGCACCTGTTAAACAAAGTAATTTATGTTGTGAAATTAATCTACCTACAAAACCACTTAAATCAGTTGAAGACGAAGAAGGCGAAATTAGTTTATGCACTTTGGCAGCTATCAATTGGGGTAACATTAAAACACCTAAGGACTTTGAACGTGTTTGTAGACTTTCAGTAAGAGCATTAGATGAACTATTAACATATCAAAATTATCCAGTAAATGCTGCAGAAATTAGCACAATGAAAAGACGGCCATTAGGTATTGGTATTATTAACTTTGCATACTGGTTAGCTAAGAATGATTTAAACTATCAAGACATAGATGAGAATGGTCTAGCATTAGTAGACGAGTGGGCAGAAGCATGGAGTTATTATTTAATTAAAGCAAGTGCTGATCTGGCCGCTGAACAAGGTGCAATACCCGGAACAAATGAAACAAAGTATGGGCAAGGTATTACACCAAATATGACATACAAAACAGAAGTAGATGAATTAGTTCCACACAAAGAACGTATGCCGTGGAAGAGTTTGCGTAAGCAACTACAAAAAACAGGTATAAGAAATAGCACATTAATGGCATTAATGCCAGCTGAAACTTCAGCACAAATTAGTAATAGCACAAATGGAGTAGAACCTCCACGTAGCTTAGTAAGTGTTAAACAAAGCAAACATGGTGTTTTAAAGCAAGTAGTTCCAGGTTTTGCTAGGTTAAAGAATAAATATGACTTACTATGGAATCAAAAATCTCCAGAAGGTTATTTAAAGATTATGGCTGTATTACAAAAATATATCGATCAAGGTATTAGTGTTAATACAAGTTATAATCCACAGTTTTACGAAGATGACAAGATACCAATGTCAGTAATGATTCAACACTTGTTGATGTTTTACAAATATGGTGGAAAACAATTGTATTATTTTAATACATATGATGGGCAAGGCGAACTCAATATAGATGAACTTAATAATTCAGATAGCTTGCCAGAATACGAAGGAACATCAGACCTCGATGACGAGGACTGTGATAGTTGTAAGATATAATAGAGAGTAATATAAAATGACATCAGTCTTTAACGCAGACAATAAAACAGACCATACTAAAGCAATGGCTTTTATGGACCCAGCAGGTGCAGTTGCTATTCAGCGATATGACACTATGAAGTATAAACAATTTGACAAGCTAACCGATAAACAGTTGGGATTCTTTTGGCGTCCTGAGGAAGTTGATGTAACCAAAGATGCAAACGACTTTAAAAACATAACAGAACACGAACGTCATATTTTTACAAGTAATCTAAAAAGACAAATTTTATTAGATAGTGTTCAAGGTAGAGCACCAGTAGAAGCGTTTGGTCCATTAGTATGTTTACCAGAACTAGAAGCATGGATTCAAACATGGACATTTAGTGAAACAATTCATTCACGTTCATATACACATATCATTCGTAATGTATATTCCAATCCAAGTATTGTATTTGATGAAATGATGGATATTCCAGAAATAATGGATTGTGCAGGAGATATATCAGAGTGCTATGATCAACTTATAGAATTAACTTCTTATTATAACCTACTAGGCGAAGGAACACATACTATTAATGGTAAAAAAATTAAAATAAGTAAATATGAAATTAAAAAGTTGTTATATAAAACATTAATGAGTGTAAACATTCTAGAAGGTGTTCGTTTCTATGTAAGTTTTGCGTGTTCATGGGCATTTGCAGAACTTAAAAAGATGGAAGGTAATGCTAAGATTATTAAACTAATTGCACGTGATGAAAACTTGCACTTAGCAAGCACACAGTCACTTTTAAAGATTTTACCAAAAGACGATAAAGATTATATTAAGATTGCAAAAGAAACAGAAGATGATTGTATCAAAATGTTTGTTGATGCAGTAAACCAAGAAAAAGCATGGGCTGAATACTTATTTAAAGACGGCTCAATGATTGGACTTAACACACAATTGCTTAACGATTATATTGAATGGATTGCAGCAAAACGTATGACGGCTGTAGGATTAAAATGTCCATATAGTATATCACAAGCAAACCCACTACCATGGACACAAAAATGGATAAGCGGTGCAGAAGTGCAAGTTGCTCCACAAGAAACTGAAATAAGTTCTTATGTTGTTGGTGGTGTTAAACAGGACGTATCGGAAGATACATTTAAAGGATTTAGTTTATGACAATACAAATATACGGAAAACCAGTATGCCCTTATTGTGTAAAAGCAAAGGCGTTATGTGAAAGCAGAGGTTTTGAGTATGAATACAAAGAACTAGGAAAAGACTTTGACCGTGAATTAATTATGGAAGAATTCCCTACAGCAAGAACATTTCCACAGATTGTAATTAACGGTCAAAAGATCGGCGGTTACGATCAGATGGTAAAATATATAGAAGACACAAATTTTAACGGAACAGGATATACATTATGATAATTGAAACATCTTACAAAGTCGGAGACATAGTAAGTATTAAGCTCAACAGCGGCGAAGAAATGATTGCAAAATTTGAAGAACAAACAGCAACACACATTGTATTAAAGAAACCACTTATTTTAGTGGCGGCAGAAAAAGGCGTAGGCCTATCACCATTTATGTTTACAGTTAGCCCAGAAGCTAAAGTGCGTTTGAATATAAATAGTATTATATGTGTAGTTGAATCAGCGAAGGACGCCAGTAATACATATATCTCACAAACAACAGGTATTCATATAGCAAAATAATATGGCAGGAGTTCACAGAAATACAGATAGTCGTTCATGCGGCGCCGCAAATAACGTTGTAGGCCAAAGCACTGTTTATGTCAATAATAAATTATGTAGTGTAGACAGAGATCCTAATAGTCATGGCGGTGGTGAACTAAAAGCAGCAAATCCACAAGTTTATGTTAACAACAAACTTGTTGTTATTAAAGGTAATAGTGCAAACGGTGATAACTATTGTCCTTTGCCTGGAGGAGACCACTGTAATCCAAAGGCTACAGGAGCAAGTGGCGACACATACGTAGGCGGTTAATATGGCAGATTTTGAAACAGCGGCTAATTACTTAAAGAACACTGATGTTGATATAGTCACAGGTGTTACTGTTGATGCAGGCACAGGTGAAGTAGAAACTACAACAACCAGCATGAGTTTAAGAGAAATTATCTGTAGTTTACTTGCAGGTAATGGAATTAAACTTCCTAACTTACAGTTATGTTTAAAAATTAACTTAGGTAGATTGTTAGGTATATCAGGAGTTCCACCAGAATTATATAAAGCACTTGCAGAAGCTGAAGCGGCCCTAGACGAATTTATAGCACATACAAATATTGATAATGTATTAGCAAGACTTAATGCAGCAATCGCCGAGTTTGCCGCAATTGCTAATATGATTAATTTCTGTGGAACACCAGTTAATCCAAAACCTATTCCAAACGTATTGAAAGAAGTATTTGGTTCATATTTAGGTGCAGGTAAAGACATACTTGATAAACTAGGAACTATGTTAGACAGTGACGTAGGTGGTTGCACATCAGGTAGTGGATTTAATGCAGGTATTTTTCAAGGTGGCATTCTTAAAGATTTAGGCGATATTATAGATGATTTTGGTAGTTTAGCAAACGCACCACAGGCTACTATTGATAGTATGGTTAGCCAACTTAACACATTCTCTTCAGATATGAAGGATTTAGTTACACTTGAAAATAACTTTAGTGGAACAAACTCAAATGGTGGTAGTGCATTTACAGATCCAACCACACAAGCAACACATACAGGTGTTGGAACTGCAATTGATACAAGCACATTAACATTGGCAAAAGCACAAGGACTTGCAGCGGCATTAAAAGCCGCATATGATAGTTTAAGTGGATATCCAGTTGATGATCTAGGAAACAGTATATTTGACTATTTGTTAGATCAGCAAATGTTGGCTAAATTAAAGCAAAATGATTTACCTTCAGTTGACTCAATAGAAAGAACACCAGTTTATGATTATTGTGGAGTAATTGTAGGATATACAACATCTCCAGATTATTCAGTTCCTAAAAGTTCTGGATCAGCCCCTACAACATCTACAGATCCAGGAATAACCGGACTAGCAGAAGGCGGAATAGTAAGTAATAGTTCGCCAACTACAACAACAAACCTAACTAATCCTAATCCAATGATACGAAATGGCGTTCCAGCTACTAGTATTGGCAGTCCAGGCGACAAAAAGGGTGATCTAGCTTCAGATAGCACATATATCTACATTGCAAGTGCAGATTATGACGGATCTACTAGTATTTGGGCAAGAGCTTCACTAAGTTCTTGGTAAAATCCTAAAAAACCCAAAAAACCCTAAAAAACAAGACATTTCGGTTGACAAAAGAGTGTCTTACTGTTATATTATATATAATTGTATTAAATAAAGAAATGACAAGGATATGAGAGCACAAATATATAATGATGGAATTAAGCGGATTAATGCTAAAATTGAGGTACCGCTTAGTGATGAAGATGTAGGGGATTATATCTTAAGCGCCTTAACTGGTGAGTCTATAGATTTACATACTTTACAAAGAATGAATAAACGACAACTTTTGCATCTTGCCAAAGAAGAAATTAAAACGTTTGGAACAGAAACTCCAAGAGAACGTATTGATGAAATTGACAATGATACAAAGGCTATTGTTAAAAACTATGTGAAACAAATGTTTCCAGAACTGCAATGATTAGGAGATCAATTATGAATAAACTTAAATACGGTATTATATTAACAGCGGTATTATTTGCACAATCAGTGTTAGCAAATACTACACAGACTACTATACAGGTTGAATCATATGTGACTAACGTTCAACCGTTACAACAAGAAACTAGAAAAATTGTTAAA